TGGTGCTGGTTGTGGCAACTGGGCTTCTGCTTGTGCGCGAACTTTTTGAGATAGCGGATTGCAGATTTTAGCAGGCAGTTCTTGCAGTCCGGCTAGGATAGCATTAACTTCGTCAACAGACAGGTCAGAAAGGTTGATTTTAATATCGTTCATGTTTATGGTTGGTTAGTTGGTTTAGGCTAGTTTCCAGCCTTTATGGGTTTTTCTTACCTTATTTAAGACTCCACATAAGTGGCTCTTATTAAGATCATGCTGTCTAGCAAATTCGCTAAGATTACTTATAGTGTATGCAGTGTTATTTGGTGATAGTATAATAGGGTACTTTATATTTTTATGTTTAGCGGTATTAATTGACCTATTATGTTTCAGACTAAGTAAACATTCATAGTCTTCTGAGTATAGTGAAGCTAACCATTTATGTGATTTACCTTTTGATATATCGCGAATAGTAGAAATTTCTACTCCAGTAGTTTTTGCAATATCCTTAAACGGAATGTCCAGTAAAAGATTTTTAAAAACTGTAAGTATTGTTTCTTTTGAGTACTTGGAATTAGGGTGTGCGTCTCCCTGTAGTCCAGTACCTCCGCCGCCCGCCTTTGAGTTAATATTAAATCCATTATTAACAGAATTAAAAATCTCAATAGCCTCATTTTCAAGCATATCTAAATTATCTTCTAAAGTACACTCTAGTAATACTTCTAAGTAAGGTACACCATATAATAAATAAGCTTGCTGCAATTTAATTGAGGCAATATTATTTGCTAGGTTGTATTTATGTTTAGTCAATCTTTCTTCTATTCTCAGAGATTGACCCACATAAACTTTATTAGTTCCATTAAATTTTAGTAAATAAATGCCTATAGTCATAATATTGTGTCCTAACAAATATTTTATATTATACTATTTTGGACACAATATTTCAAGTACAAATTTTTACTACGTCATTTTATAGGACAGGCTCCCGTGGCGCACTCTGCATCGGTAATTTCGTCAAAACTGTTGGTGTTATTTAAGTCTACTGTTAAAAGTGTTTTAACGTACTCGTGGTAAGTTTCTTCTGTTACTACTTCTTGTGGAAGATATAAGTATCCAAGGTCTTTGGCAGTTTTAGTAGGGTCTGTGCGATAGATAAAACTCACACCCACATAACAATCCCAGTTTAGTAACAACCAGTCAATGATCGCAGGAATTTCGCCGGGATCATAACTAATAGTTACTGATGTGTTCTGTTGGTTCCAACTAGTTTGCAATAGTTTGTAACGCTCCAACTGTACCACAGCTGATTCGATATTAACTTCTTTGCCGTCAACTTTATCAAATGGAACTCCATCCCACATTACTGGAAACGTAACAAGAACTCCAGAATCATCAACAGGATGATTAATAACACGGTAACCCGCTTGACGTAGTTTTTCAACCACCGGGTCATGTTTGCTAAACTGAACATTGTTGAAAATGTACTTTCCTAGTGGTTTGTGTACTCCTTCTGGGCAATCCATGATTTTGCTGAGAGTGCCTGAAGGCTTGATACAAGTTACGTTCTTGGGAGCAGGTAAACCCAGTTCTAAACTCATACCCACAGCAGCCGATGTGGCAGTACGCTTTAAGTATTCATAGTCATAGCTGCCCATGTCAGGACGCATTGCAATACCAGTTAAGCCTACACCGCAAAGTCGTAAGAAATAGTTGTTAAGGTGCCAAGACTCTTGAAGAATGCCGTCCTGAAGGTTAACACACGTTTGTCGGTAGTTGGCACGAGCTGCCAGTCGTATAGCGTTGTGCAAACCGGCAGTGTCGCCTTTGAACTTGGCAATGTCAGTTTCGGTAAGGTTACAGAAAGCCTTATTACCGAGTAAGATTTCAACGCATGGATTGGCTCCCTTAAACCACGGAGCGCGTCTGAGTGCTTCAACTTCATTGATAAATCCTGGTTCACTACCACCGGCTTCAGTCATCATCCCAAAGATGCGTTCTAAGTCGGTTTTTAGTGGTTTCTTTTTAAATACTAAACTGTTGTTTGATTGTGTGCGGTGCTGGTTATTATGCAACCACCAGTCTTTTTTGGCTACTGCGAATTCTTCCCATTCTGGCTGGTCATAGTCAAATAAAGCGATCTCGGCACTACGACGACTAGATAGAATAGTACCCAGGTGGTTAACAATATCGAGGATATCCATCCGAGTAAGTAAACTATCAGCACGGCCGTTGAGGATATTTGCAATAGCCACGTATGCAGTGGATATAGCACTGTCGCCACTTGAAATCCATCCATAGCCTTTTAGTCTTTCACCTGCTGGTCGTAGTTGCGAAAAGTCGAGTACGAGCGTATCAGCGGAATATTTTCCAGCCAGTAGTTTGCCAATTGACTTTGCCCAGGCTTCTGCACTGTCTCCGATTTGAATTGTCCAGGTTTTGGTGTCTGGTTCCCAGTACTCAACGTTGTGCTCATTGCCACCTTTGGCAGTGCGTGTGCTTCTAACCACTCGAATGTTCTTGATTGGCTTTGAAAATCCATTTAGCGTTCCTACAATTGGTTTAAATCCAACGCCGCAACCTTGTAGCAACAACCATAAGACGTCTACTACGTCATAGATTGTTTCAACGTGTGTAAAGCTGCAATTGAACTGAGATGCTTCACGTGTTTTGGCTACGTTAGTGCCGCCAAGCCACAGTGTGCGACCACTCATTAGCACTTTGCGATCTAGCATTAGTTGCTCAAGATCATAAAGTTCCGAGTATTCTAGGTCGTTTAAGTCACGACCAACTGCCCGCTCCCACAACCACTGTTGGTGGTCAATAACACGTGCAACTGTTTCTGCCCATGTTTCAAATTGTTTTCCGTCGTCTGAGGTAGGGCGGTTGTATGTACGACGTGTAATTACTTGTGCTCGTGTTGATGGTAGGTTCATTTATTTCCTTGATTTATTGAGTACAGGGACCTGCTACGAATCCACTCGCATCTGGCTTGCAGGTAGAATCTAATTTTACACAAGGTCCAACTACAAATCCGTCTGTGCAGTAGTTAATTGTGGGTTGGATAACTGGACTAGGCCCAATTACCACCGTAGGTGTTAGTGTAACCTGTGGGCCTTTTACCGGACCAATTACAAAAGGCAGTTGAGCTGCTGGACCTGGACCTACTACAGGGATTTCAGGTACTGCAACAGTTCCTGATGGACCTAACACAAAAGGTGTGGGCAACTCAGCAATGGCTTTGTCAGACAGCTTTACTGCTTTTGGCAATTCTGGGGTGTTGCCACCGCCACAAGCTGTTAGTGTGGCCACTAACAGCATTAATACAAAATGTTTCATAATATTTTCTCAGTTATTGTCCGGTACTACCAAAACCGCCAGTACCGCGTTGTGTGTCATTCCATGCATCACGGAATGTGGGAAGTTCTACTCGCTGCACTACCAGTTGTGCAATTCGGTCTCCAGCCTCAATCGCATAAGGGTCTTCCGAAATATTTTTTAGCAAAACTTTTAAATTTCCACGATAGTCAGCATCTATTACGCCAACACTATGTGGGATTGTAATCCCACGTTTCCCTTGCGAGCTCCTGTTATAAATAAAGCCTGCGAACCCTTGTGGAATTTTGACCGCTACTCCTGTATCCACAAGTTTTTGTTCGCCGGGATAAATTTCATGTGCTTCAAGTGCAAACAAATCTGCACCAGCGTCATTGGGATGTGCACGTTGTGGTAGTTTTGCGCCTGGCTGTAGTTGGCAGTCAATTGTGGGTTCTGTGATGCAGTTGCTGCTGCTGCTGCCGCTGCTAATATAAAATTGGTTACTCATTGTAGGTAAAGTTCTAAGATTTGGTCGATTTGTTTGATGTTGGGGTCACCAATGGCTTCACGGCAGTGTGTTACCAAGTCCATTAGCTGGTAGTTAAGCATTAGTGTGTCTTTGCACTTGTTTAGCTCTTGAATATACTTGTACTTGCCTGGTAGTGGAATACTTGCGATAATGTCGTAAGTGCTGCCATACTCAGCCACAAGTGAAACTGCTCGTTTAGGCCCAATACCAGGGACACCAGCAACATTGTCGCCGCTGTCACCTGTAAGGCACTTAATACTAATGTAATCTTCAGGATTGAATTCATAGTGGTCATTCCAGTTGTCAAGGGTAACTTCTTTGCGTGTAACGTAACTGAATCGACTGACGCCGGGTTGTACTAGCAAATCCCAGTCACGGTCTGAACTGATAAGCCAGATATCGTCTGTGCTAAGCTTAGACTTTTGTGATACAATATAAGCAGCAATGTCGTCGGCTTCTACGCCTTGAAACTTTAGCACTGGATAGCTGGTTGTGGTTTCGATAGTGGCAATAGTTGCTAAAAAGTCTTCAAAGAACAGTTCAAAAGCTGCACGTTCTGCATCTGTTTGCTGTTCTTGTTTGTCTTTGCGGTTTTGCTTGTACTCAGGACTAAGTGCTTTGCGATAACTAGAACTACCTTGGTCACATGTAATGATAACGTGCGATGCTTTATAAGACTTTTTTAAGCTGTCTACTGTGCGAATATAATCAGTGGCAAAATCTGTGGCTCCACTATGCTTGTAACGAAAAGCTAAGTTTAAGGCATCAACAACCAGCAGCGTGTTGTTTGATTCTGTGGCTTTTTTAAATGTAATACTCATGGTGTATTCTTTGTGGTTAAGTGTATATTATACACCAAAAACCAAAGTATTTCAAGTTACAAATTCTGGATGCTCATGCTGCAACCAATCTTCTAGGAGTGCTATATAGAACTCATGGCTTTCATGATTGTAGTAAATGCAGCGATAAGCATCGCTGTTTGGCATATCTTCAAAAGCCACAAAAATCTTGCTTCGATTAAACTTAAATATTAACAGTGGCTTTTTACTAACCTGCTGGCCTTGACGTATGGTTTGCTGCCAAAATTCTACTAGTTGCGGAGTTTTTGAGGTAAGCAGTTGTGAAGTAAGATGGTCTTCGGCATAGCCTTTTACTTCCACGCACCACAAATTAGTGCGTCCTGGAACGTATAAGTCGCCTTTTAGCAAATGCTTGGGGTCTAGGGCACCACTTCCAGGTATTCGCTCCCACCCTAAACCGGTGTGTTTACGCAAGAGGTCACGTGCCACAGTTTCTGTGCGCGCACCTTTTGCTCGGGCATCAACGACCATTACGCTTGCGTCGCACTGGCAGTTTTACGTGCAGGTTGTACGATGGGCTTGGCAACCTTGGCGGCAGCCACAGGTTCAGCGGCTGGGGCTGTGTCAACCATTGGCTCAGGGGCGGGGACTGATCGAAAGTCAACAGTCTTAACCTCCAGTTCGTCTACGCTGTAGGTAACTGTGCCACTTTCAGCAGTTAAGCTGGCCAGTTCCTCTGCGGTAACCGTCATGTTTAGTGTTACTGGTTGGCGCACACCATTTCGCATAATGGTTGGTTTAACCGCAGTGCTTCGTTCAATTTTAATCATATTATACCTCGATTTGTGATATGTTGTTGTGTTTGACAACATTTACCTTTTCTAGTAAGGGATGTGTAAATCCATGCGATACCAAAAAGGTGTTTAGGTGTTCTTCGCCTAGTAGAACTTCTACTAGTCGTTCTTTGCCATCCACATCCAGTGCCTCAACTGTTTCGTCCAAGATCAACAAGTTAATTCTGCTTGAACTTAGGGTCTGCATTAGTTTGCGAATAGCTAACAATGTGGCTACGTTAACTCTGGCACGTTCACCACCGCTTAGTGCCAGTATTTCAATATCACGACCATTGTCTGTGATAACCACATTTAGTTTATCACTAGCCGAAATTTTAAAACCAATTTGAAAACGACCGTCTGACAAGTCAACCAAGTAGCTGTTTGTGATTTCTTCTAGGTCTTTGACCAAGCACTCAATTTTGTAAGCCACTAAGCCAGTGGTTGAAAACGTTTTTGTTAGCACGTTAACAGTACTCATGCGCTCTGATAGCTCGTGTAAGTTTGTGCTGTAGGTTTCCAACTCACTATTCATTTCAGTGATCTGAGTGCTCAATGACTCCACACGCGCATTGTGTGCACTAGCAGCCAAGTTGTGCTTTTCGGCTTGTGCAATCGCAGTTTTTAAGTTGCTGATTGCAGTTTGCAGTGCTTGAAACTTTGAATCCAGTTCGTTTTTGTCTAACAAGTCTGTGCTGATTTCTGGGTCAATAAGTGCATGGTACTTTTCCCATTCTTCACTGGACTTGTTTGCGTTTTCCCAGGTTTGAGTACGTTTGACGATATCTGCACGTAGTGCGTCTAGTTCACGAATACGTGCTGTTAGTGCCATATTGCTGGTTTGTGCAAAGTCTTGAATTTTTTCTTGCTCAGCTACTAGTTCAGCAATCTTGGCTTCATCAATCTCTTGTAAACAAGTCGGGCACGTTCCGTGCAGTGCAGCAATCTTTTTAACAAATGCTTGCGAATCACGAATTGTTTTTGAATGCTCAACTACTTGTTTGTCTAGCTGAGTGCTTTCGGTAACCAATGGACGCACATCTTCACTGGGCTTTTCAGGAATTGGAAACAGCTTGATTTTTGACTGTAGCTGGCGATAAGTGTTGTTTTGCGTGATACGTTTATTAATAGCTTCTAAGCTACCAATTTGCGTTTCAAGCTCAGCACTACCAGTTACCAGTTCATCTGGAACTGTGGGAACTGCTTGCAGCGGTTTAGGTAACAGGTTTGTGTTGGCATACTTGGTTAACCAAGCATTAACAGTGTCTACTTGAGCCTGCACTTTGGCAATATCACGGCTTAGCTCTTGAGCAGTTTCCTTAAAAACTTCTTGTGCTTGAGTATACTTGCCCAAGTTCAAGATTTCAATTAAGAACTTTTTACGTGCTGTGTCAGGTGCAGTTAAAAACTCTAGACTACCAGCATTTGACTGATACACAATCTGACTAAAGCTCTTGTGATCAAATCCCAAGATTTCTTCAATGGCTTTGTAAGTTTGTGTGCTGGTGTGTGCACTAATGTCTGTGCTACCACGAAACAGCTTAACGGTTTGAGTACTACCACGACGTGTGTTGATTGTGTACTCTGTGCCGTCTTTTTCAAACACCAGCGAGATTTCGTAGTGTTTGCTGTCAACATAGCGATTGATAATATCGGCTTTTTTAATTGACTTTGAATTCTTGTTGAACAGGACTTCTTCTAGGATAAGTGCAATAGAACTTTTACCGTGGCCGTTTTTGCCTACCAGCTGCGTTAGCTGTGCATTGGAAAAATCAATAGAATTGTCCGCGCCGTAACTGAAAGCATTAGACCATGCTAGTGTTTTTATTGTTATCATGTGCGAGTTTTCGTTTTAGTTCTTGTAAGCCACCAACATACACACCATCTACAAAAATTTGTGGAACACTGCGTGCTTGTGGAACTAGCTCAATTAAGTCTTTTTTAGTGTAGCCGTTAATACCCAACATACGTTCTTCGATTGCAATACCATGTAAGTCCAGCAGTCGCTTGGCTTCGGTGCAGGCAGGGCAGTTTGTTTGTGACCATACTTGCGCTGATTTAGGTGAGTTTTTCTGCATGATTTTGCATCTCCTTGAGAACCTTGTCAATTGTGGGTTCTGGTAATTCTAAGATATAAGTTAAGTATTCGCGAACTTCTGCATCCAGCGACATTTCAGGGTCTAGGATTAGTGCACTATCAGTATCACGTTTGAGAACTTTTGAAGAAATAAGCTCACTATCGGCTAATTCTCCAAGCTCTTGCATGTCGCCTTGGACTTCGTACATGGTATGATCAAAGTCTGTGGGAACTGGCGTTTCGTCTGCGGCAATTGTTCGCTTAATGAGTTGCGGCAAGTTGAATTTAAGCCACTGATGTTCCAAGCTACTAGCATCAAGCAGAATAGCACCGGTATCAACCCTGGAACGATGAAAGCTAGTAGTATAAGGGCTACCAGGGTAAAGAATATTTCTTTGAGAGTTTTCATAACTGTGTAGGTCACCGGCTAAGACAACCTGCCAGCTGGCAAATATGTCCAAGTCTACTTCTGGTTTAACGTGTGGTGGAATCTCGCCACGAACGTGTGTGCAAAGAATACGGCCCACAAAAGCTCTGCCATTCTTTTCGTAATCTTTTAGCTTGTTGTAGGGAATAATGTCAATGTCAAAGCCGCAATTTTGGTAGTAATCGTCAATTACACTTACCAGTGGGTTTAAGCGATGTGTGGACCTTTTTAGGTTTGTTAAAAATGTTGTGTCTTTTTTCAACATTTCGTGGTTGCCTGGATAGATCAGTGTGGGCTTTGTAAATGACTCCACAAAGTCAAAGTAGAGTTCTACTTCGTCCATGGTTGGTAGTCTGTCAAACACGTCACCACCTATGATTACCAAGTCTGCTGATTCTTGCATTTCTGCAAACTGCTCAACAAACATTTTGAAGCGATTTTTAGCCCAGGCAACTGGAACATTCTTTTGACCCAGCTTGATGTGTACGTCTGCTGTAAAGAGTATTTTCATATTATACGAGACAAAATAGCCCGCTAAGCTTTTAAGTTTAGCGGGCTATGTGTTGTTTAACCTAGTTCTTTAACAGCTTCTTGAGCAGCGTCATCGCCTGCGTCGCCGTCGTCAGTGTTTGTGGTAATTTTTATCAGGGTTGCTAGTACTTCGGCTTCAGTTGGACGTGGGTACTTTTCGTCAATGGACTTGGCTTCGTCAGCCACAGCACGTTCAGCATCAGTTAGCTTGCGTGGCTTGCAACGTAACACACTTAGATCATAGCTGATGTTAAAAGCCAGTGGGCCTGTTTTGGTACGCTTGAACACAACATCCCAGCCGGTGTCTGGATCGGTTGGGTCACCCAAGTCTTCGGCTGCACTTACAATTTGCTCAAACAGTTTCTTTTTCAAGTTAAGTGCTTTGACTTTGCCGTCTTTGGGGTCAATACAGTTAACTGTGTACGACCATGAGCACTTCAAGTCTGGAAAGTAGGTAGGAACGTGATCGACTTCCAGATTGTCGAATTTTTCTTTGTCACGGCTAAAAGCCAAGCATTCAACTGGAATGTCTTTGTTGTTTGCACCCTTCAACCAGTAAATATAACGGGGCAATACGCCACCAATCAATCTGACTGTGTTTTCGCCGTCTTTGTACTCAAAAGCCTCAACTTTGTTGGAAATTGCTTTGCCTTTGGTGTTTTTAAATGAAATTGCCATTGTTTAATTCTCGTATTTGAAATATATTTTGTTTTGTGTTATTTTGAGCAGGGGATTGTGTGCAAGTGTATCTAAGTCTAGGTCTTTGAAATAACTCAAGTCTAAATGGGTAACTTTGTACAATTTGTACAAGCTATAATCGCGTCTTCCTGCTAGTCGAATATATTGTGCTTTAAAAGCTATATCCGTGGTGTCATCAAAAAGTGAAGCGGCGTCTAGTAAAAAACTGTGTCCGACAAGGTTGCGGTAATTATTTGTGTCGCGATGGTTTTTCGGTATTAGTTTTTTGCCAGAATGCCGTTCCAACATTTGTAGCATTAATTTAGGGTCACAGTTGGTTTCAGACTCCAGTAGTTCTAAGTTGAAGAATAAGGCCATAATGTGTTGCTAAGACTATATTATACTACATTGACCAACGTTTGACAAGTGTAAATTTATCATACCGTTATTACCTGCCAGCCTTTACGTAAGTAAAGCGCAAGTCTGTCATTGTTTTGTTTTTTATCAGCATAGCCAGCAAAGTTAATGTCCACTACTAGTGGATTTAGTTTACCGTCATGCATACGCTGTACCCTGCCCACAATTTGCTCTAGCAAACTATCGTTGCTCATTGGGGCGGCAAGAATCACACAGCTAAGCGAGTTAATAGATATGCCTTCTGAGAAGATTTGCCTACTACCCGCAATGGCACGCTTTTCTCCACTAAGCACTTGCTGCTTAACAAGTTGTCGTTCTTCGTATTCGGTATCGCCTGTAACAACCGCGCAATCTTCACCAATGTATTCCTTTACTTTGTGTAGAAATTCTACTCTGTCTGCAATAACCAACACACTGTGGCCTTCTTGAATATGCATGAGTGCTAGTGCAGCTATAAACTCACGATACTTTTCTGACTCCAACAGTTCCGATACTTTCTCCACCCAGGTTACTCCTGGCTTGAGTGTAATGCCACTTTTAACAATGTGTACTGTGGGTGTTAGCGTATGTGATTGTGGCGGCTTATAGACTAGTGGTCCAAAGTAATCGCCGAATAAAATGTGCTTGCCGTCTTTGCGAATCATTGTGCCCGATAGGGCGATTCTGTAACGTGCATGGAAAGCGTCCACTGTTTGTGCAAATGTAGTGGCAGGACAGTGGTGCGCTTCGTCCAAGATAATACACCCAAACTCCTTAGCCAAATCACCAGCATGCTTAACAAGGGTTTGTATGTTGGCGACCGTGATAAAGTGGTCGGCGTAGTCCACTCGTCCACCACCAATAACGCCGGGTTCTTGCCCAAATAACACGGCGATTTCTTCACACCACTGGTCTCGGAGTGCGGCAGTGTGGGTAATAACAAGAGTTTTTTGGGCAAACTTGTGTGCAAGGTGTAAGGCTGTAAAAGTCTTTCCCCATCCCACAAGGGCATTGATAAAACAGGTGTCGTCGATTGGGTCATAAACCACTTGCTGCTCGGGTCGTAAACCAAATTTAGGCGTTGGAAAAGGTACTGCCTCAAGCACTCGTTTATCAATGATTTCATAATCTTCGGGCACTAAGTCTAAGCGGCCTTGTGGGATACTTAGAATACCTTTGGGCAATACTTTGTAGTTTTTGATAGTTTCTATGGGACTAAACTTTTTAGCACCAGTGTCTTTTTTGATTTTGTAGGTAAGTGCACTAATAACCCGCTTGGTATGTTCTACACCAGGGTTATCCATGTAAATACGGTTTGATATTACTGCTTTAGGCATTAGACCATTCTCCAACTATCTGGCTCTGATTTTTCACAAAAGCCATAAAAAATAAAGCCCATGCCGTGTTGTAAGACTCTGGCATAACTTTCAAACTCCGTGGGGTGTCGCATACATTTAAAACGGCTGCTAATGCCCACAAGTTCAACCACACACCCTAGACCACTTGCAGGTAAAACTTGTTTGATCCGCTTTGTGGTCAGTTTGGCGCGTATGGTTTTACGGTACTGAAATGTGTGACCACTACTATCCACAAACCAAGTCTTTGATTTTGCAAGTTTAACCAAGTCTGCTAAAAAGTAAACCGCAGTGCGAATTGCAAACAGCTTTTCGCCCTGCGATTTTAGGTGTAGTCTGCGCAAGCCCAGTGTGCTACCAGGCACGGTTTTATCGTCTATGACTTTAAAGCTCACAGCAGCTTGATTTTGTTCATCAACATAGTTAACCATGTAGTATGTGACACCATCACGCTGCTGTGGCTCACGCTCACCTAGCCGGAACACGGGCCAGGTTATTTCCTGCAAATTCATAGAACTTTTCCCAGTCTCCAAAGCTATAGTCATTGCCCACGTCTTGGTCAACACCAATGGGTGCGCCAGGGATTTCACAACCCCAACTGTGCTGAGTGTTACGCTTTAGGATCTCGCAGTATTCCACCACATCTTCGTCTTTTACAAGCGCAACAATCGAGTCATGAACCAACATAAAGATTTTAGCGTCTAAGCCCTTTGCCGAAATCTCATTTGCTGTTCGCATAGCTCCAAGTAAGTTAACATCACTGGCAAGACTTTGTACTTCGGC